AATAAAATGACCAATTTGTCCTTTTTTGATTGATCCTCCGATCATATCTGCTTGTACAACATTGGCACCAATAGAACTTCTATTCCCTTGTATTGCAGTCCACCCAACAATATCTAATTCTGAAATCATAGTTTCAAATTGTCTCATAACATTTCCTTCACCAGTCCATTCGTCCTTAAATTGTTTTACGGGTGAAACACAATCCATATAATCCACAAAAACAATATCAGGTTTCATCCCATTGGATGTTAATTTCCTTAAATATTGTTTAATTTGTGGTATAGTGGTACCATCACTAGCCATTTTCTTTAAAATTAGATTACCTTCTTTACTTTTAAACCTAGGTAATATTTCTTTTACTTTGTCTCTATTTTCAGTCAATTCATTTAGAGGTACTTCTGTCCAACAAGTTATATGTTTTCTTTGGATTACTTTGGGATTATCCTCGAAGAAAATTTGTACCACATTATATCCTAAATTATACGCAGTATTAGCCATTCTTGTTATAAGAGTAGTTTTACCAACGCCAAACGGTGCTAATATAACCCCTAATTCTCCCTTAGATAGTCCACCATCCATTATGTTATCCAAACCAACTATTCCTGTTTGTACTGGACTTCTGAAATCATCACTAAGTACGTCTTCAATTGAATGAAATACATCTATTCCGACATCACTTATCTCACCAACAGTTAAAGCATTTTTTAAAATTTCTTCACATTCTTCATATCTATCAAAATCTCCACTATCTAGTATTTTTTGGATTTTCTGATTAGCCTTCTTAAGTTCTTGTTGTTTGCAGAACTTAATGGCAACTTCTTGTGTGTGTAAACAATCTTTACTGTCAGATTCTTGAATTTCTTTAATCATTTCCAAAGCGGAAGTTCTAGCGATTTCTCTTCTTACTTCAGCTTTAATGATCTGTTTGATAGTATCATATGATGGTATAGTTTCATAATTTTCATTATAATCTTTAATACTTGCAATGATTAATCTTATATACTCGTTATCAAAATAATTAGGGGATATAATTTCTAATATACTTTCTGAAAACTTTGTGTCTTCAATCATTTGTTTAACTAATTTTACCTGAAAAGTGTACCCTAAATATCCTAAATTTTTAACTTCCTTTCTATCCATAACTTTTTTAATTTGACTTATTAATAAATATGCAGTCTAAGTCATAATCACAATATTTTTTTGTATATTTTTTCTGATTTAACCCCTGTTGAATTTGATCAATGATTTTAGGTATAATTTTTCTAATATCGACATCATATCTTACTTTTGGTGGGTAGTCATTACCACTAAACATCTTCTCCGCAACAACATCACCTTTTACTTTTATTTGAAGTGTGAATATATCTTCATTCTCATAAATGTTCTTAGTGTATTCATCAGAACCTTCATCTCTATTATTATTAAAGTAAGGGTTATAATACCTATACATATATTCATATGAATTGTTTTTAAAATGTTTCTTAAGTATGTCTACACAATTATCTAAGGTATCTTTTAATTCTATAGAACATATGGAATCTTTATTATATCTATGAATCGGGAAATTCCTTCCGACTATTGGGTTTCCGTTAATTAGAAATAAAAATTCATACGGAAATACTTTATACACTTTTTTCATCTTTCTCTTTTTTTGTTTTTAAATAATATTCTTTCTCTTTTTTTATAATTCTCAAAAATGGTTGTAGAAAACTTATATAACCATCTCTCCCTCCAGGTAAAGCCATCATCAACCCATCTTCAATCATCATCTTTATTACATTTTTAGTTTCTCTATCTTCTGGATCAATAGTAGTTTCAAATAAGTAATCTAATTCTTCTTTTGAAGATTCCGTTAATAATGGTTCTTTAAGATTGATTATCTTTTCGTTAATATCATATATATCATCACCCTGTACACCAACAGTAACTTTATTTATTATATTATCTAATGTTTTCAATCTCTTTTTTCTTTCGTTTTGTATTGTTTCAATTTTACTAATAATATTTTCCAATGTCAAAGTTTTTTCAATAATTTCAGGAAAATATTTTTTTATTGTTTTTTCACTTATACCTTGTATCCCTTTTATATTGTCACTATTATCACCAGAAATAACTTTTATTAACTTTAAATTGGATGGGTGATGGTCGAAATATCTTAAATAATTGTCCTTTGTAACGATAGTTCTTAAGTTTAAAACATAAATTCCTACCCTATCATCTATTAATTGACACAAATCCCTATCATTAGACAATATCACCACTTTTTCATCTTCTTTTAATTTAGAAACGTAGTAAGCTATGGAATCATCAGCTTCTATTATCTCGTCTTTGAATTGTCGAATAAATAATTCTTCACAATAAGACATTACCCTTTCTTTCTGTATATATAAATCTGGATCAGAAGGAGGGGTTTCATTATAGAAATCTTTATCCCTATTGGATTTATATTCCTTATATAAGTCATACCTTAATCTACCACTAAATCTTCCATCCCAGAAGACATATACTCTATCAAAACGATACTCCTTTATTACTTTTCTAAGAATGGTTAAGAATTGGAAAATTCCACCTATGTGGACATCTTTATTGTAAAGATTTTTAGCACCAAAATAGGCGGTTTTTAATAAAGAGTCTCCATCAACTAATAAAGTGTGTCTATAGGATTTTTTCTTATTGGGTAATTTCACTGATCATTTCTTATTGGGTTAATAAATTAATCATCAGAGTAATCCACAGGTGCTTCAATAAGTGTCTCATCATCTTCAATGACAAAATCTAATACATCGTCTCCTACATTTTCAAATATCTCTACCCAATAATCTTTATGTGTGGATTTATAGTCATCAATAGCCTTTTTATCGTCCTCAATAAATCCATGTGTTGTAGCTAATATTCTACAATCAGCGTAACCTAAACCATTCATATGGTTTTTATGTATACCAACCTTAGTTCTAATAGCGAAGTTAACTTTTCTACCTTTATTGGTGGCAGATAGTTTTGAAATTCCAGCATCTTTTTGATTTCCGAATAAGAATACTAATGCGCAAGATAGATATATAGAATTACCACCTTTTGGCATAATTTTAGGTTGCCCAAATGAGTTATCTGGTAATGAAACCCAAGGTTGGTTAACGAAAATCATTGTATTAGTGTATGGTGATGATTCTTTTCTTGATGAAGTAATCCTCTGTGCCATACCCATACCCCATTTTTCAGAGATGATTCTAGCAGTATGTTGATTACCACCTTTACCATCAAAACTCATTTTACAAGGTATAGTACCTATTGAATCCCAACAAAATAATATATCGTGTGGTATCTCACCATTTTTTTGACCATCTAAAACTTCTGTAACATAATCAAAGGCTTGTTCAATATAATCAAAACCTAATTTATATAACAAAAACCCATCCCAATAACCAGTAACTTCACCAGTTTCTTCGTCAATTTCTTCAACATATTCAGTTTGTAATCCCATTTGTTTGGCATGTTCAAAACTAAATTTTTGTTCGGTGATAATGAATATCGGTAGGATTCCTTTTTTCTGAGCATCAACAGCGGCTTGTATTAATGCGGTGGTCTTTCCAGTGTCTGAATGACCTAACATCATATTGATTTGTCCCATAGCGGGTCCAGGTAAACCTGTCGCCTTTTGGAAAGATTCCCCCAAATCAAAGTACTTTTGTTCTTTGTACTTCTCTTTGGAGGAGAACTTTTTCCTTATAGACGAAAAATCAGACGTTTTCTTCTTTAGGGGTTTTTTTGCCATAATCTAATTAAAATGGGAGTTCGTCAGTATCTGAATTATCATTTAAGTCTGTAACTACTACATCTTCATTAGAATCTTCAGTGGTCGACATATATGAAATTTCTTTTTCTAAAGAAACTGATTCAGCTTCTTCTTTGTCTTCTTCAGCAACATATATTTTTTGTTCTGAATCCCAAATAGGTGTTTTATTGGTTGCCATAATTTCTAAATACTCCAATGTTTTCTTAGCGTAAACATCTTTATATGTTTCATCATTACCAATCCACTCATTAGCCTTTGTTGTGTCATCAGTTAACAAAGTAACATCATCACACATAATAGAATTAACTACAGAATGGTTTTTATCATTTCTACCAGCAACAATTACAATATCTCTTCCTTCTCTTGGGTCTGTGATATCACCTTTTAGTTTAAATAAAGGGATTAATTTATCCATTACACCATCTCCAGTCCACTTATGTTTAAATCTCCAAAATTTAACACCATCATCTTCATTATCTCTATCGATACCTTTAACAACATACCATTTACGAGGATTTAATCCTTTAGCCAATTCTTTAGCTTTTTCAGACCCGTCCTCTAATAAAGCTTCTCTAGCTTCACATAATGGACAATGTTCACCATCATTAAGTTTAGGACAATATGTTTTTGGCCACGTACCATTTAATTCTTTTTCATGAAAATAAGACTCCGTAAATGGGGAGTCTTCTCCTTTTCCAGGTAATATTCTAAATGTTTTTGTTTGGGATTTTACACCTTTCGGTAATTTTTCTGTGAAGTACTTTTTAAGTCTATCTTCGTTAGAAATTTTTGTCTTTCCTTGTTTTTCAGTATTTTTTTCATACTGTGAAAGAATTGCGTCTAATTTTTTACTCATTTTAATTTTTTTAAAAGTTTATTAGACAATAATACTAATAAAATAACGAAAAGTCAATAAGTAATAAAAATTATTTTAGGATATTTTTGTTTGGGTGTGATTTAACAAAATCAAAAGTATTGTCAAAAAATTCATCAAAAGAATCAGTCATGTCTATTTCTACTGGTTGTGTTAGTTTGTAAGTTATATAACAAAAAAATACTAATAAGACTATTAATATATATTTTAAAATTTTTTTCATATGACAAATATACAAAAAAAATTTAATAAATCAAAAAAATAACTTATATTTTTGATCCAGCAAAAAACCCAGGGTCTCCACCAATATATTTAGGATCCCCAAAACCTTCTGGTGCCTTTTTCTTTGGTTTTGGTGGACATAAATTTCTTAACCATTTTGTTTTTTTTGGTTTTATAACTTCTATTGTGTTAGATATATCTGACACAGAGATACCACCACTTAACATTTTAATAATAGATTCTAAAGGTATACATACACTTCCTACCTTATTACCTAACTCTCTTTCTAAATCTATATAGTGTACGCAATCCTCACCAACATTAAACCCTAAAAATTTACCTTTATTAAGATAAACTTTATTATCTTGAACATATACAGTCCACCAAGTATAGTCTAATTTTAATGCCTGCCCTTTAGAATTTACAACCCCTGACACAAAATTTAAATTTAAACATAATTTACCATTTTTTATGTTAATATCATATTCCACCTTACAATTAAATTTATATTTCATATATTGACTGTCTGAATACATTACAGGGTCACACAATTTTAATGATAAATCACCACTTACGTATCCAGATATGTCTATTGTTTTTCTATCTAAATCATTAACTTTTAAATTATGAAGTTTTAATTTTTGTTTTATTTTTATGTCACAGAACATAACACTATCTTTTTTGGTGTTATCAATTGTATCTAATTCTTTATTATCGGTAAATAATAAAACTCCATTAATCATTAACTTAATTAAATCGAAAAATTCTTTAGAGTTTAAGATATTTTCTTTTAAGTTTTCTAATAAGTTAATTAATTCGGAAACTTTGTTAGCCATAATTGAACCGAAACCAGTTGATCCTGTGTCAAAACCTATTAATTTCATATAATCTTGCAAATCTTGTAAAGTTCTTATACCTAAATCTATAAAACCAGGAGTACCTAATTTACTTTCTATATATTTACCCAATGCTTTCGCACTAGAATCAGCAAATTTACAGTATTGATATTCATCTTTTTCTAAAAAACCATTTTTTTCAAGGAATTTTTGAATTTCGCATGCATTCGCACCTGGTAACGTACTATTTAGATGATTTTTTACATCTAAATATGTTTTCTTTTCATGTCTTTGTTCAGACAACATAGTATCACCCTTTTTAAAATTATAGAGTCTTTTAATTTTCTTTATTTCTTCTGTTAAAGTTATTTTTTTCATAATTAAAATCCTAATATATCTATAACTTTATTAATAACTTTTTTAGCGTCACCTTTTAAATAATTAAGTGGTCCCAGATCAACTATGTCTATCATATCATTAACTTTTTCTATATCACTCATTTTAAAAGTTTTTGTAATATCGACATCTATTTTTTTATTAAAAATAAACACGCCAGCCTTTAATTGACCCCTCAATTCTATTTTATGATTACCTTTTGGGTTTTTTAATAACCCTATAATAAATTTTTGTATGGGTTCTGCTTTAATATCTAACTCCAAAGGAATGGTAAAAGTATTTATTTGTTTCTTTTTTAATATAATGGTATCATCATACATTTCAGCATCACCAATATGATGACCATCTATATATACTCCTATATTATAGTTTTTTATTTTTAAATTAAATGATGAGGGGTTTTCTACTGATATGGTAACCAATAATTTATGTTTACCATCTGTTTCTCTATATTTGATTTTTTTTACACCTTTAAAAATTGGTTTTTTAAATTGTTCTTCTTCAGATAAAACTATTTTTTTTAACTGTGTCTCTGTAATAATTATTTTTTTCATAATTATTATTCATTATCTTCATCGTTATCAGAATTAAATGAATTTCTTATCTCCTTTTCATCGTAATTATCGACATCACTTTGGGTTAAAGTATATTCTTCTTCCCCTTCTGTTGCATCATAACCTTCTTTATCTGCCCAAAAATCAGTTAATTTAACACTGTATGGAAATGAATCCATCGATCTCATTTCTAATTTCTCAACTGGAGTAGGATTTCTTTTTTCTATTTCTTTTTCTAAATCGTCAATTTTTCCTATTACTTGATCCATACCACCGATTTGAGATTCTAAATCTGATAGTTTACCTAATAAATCGTCCATTTTGGTACTCATCCCCTCTACAGAAGATTTAGTTTCTTCAGCTTTATCTACAATATCAGTTACATCAACCTCAACGGTTTCTTCATCAGCGAATTCATCTGTAACCTCAGCACCCTCTCCTGCATCAGCAAATGGGTCAGTATCTCCTCCCGTATCAGCTGCGAATGGATCTTCAGTACCAGCATCACCTTCTGGTGTTGCCGTATCAGCTGCGAATGGATCTTCAGTACCAGCATCACCTTCTGGTGTTTCTCCACCAGCATCAGCAGCGAATGGATCTTCAGCAACATCCTCACCACCTTCAACCTCATCACCAACAGGGTCTTGTTCCGTTAAATACGTCTCACCACCTAATAATAAATCATCCAAATTTACATCTGCATTTCTATCATTAGTTTCTTCAGGAACATAAAAGGTATATTCTAATAATTGTAGGTGTCTTTTTAATTCTTCCGCTAATAATTTTTTCTTATCCATTTCTATTACATTAATAATTGTCTACCGTCATTGGTTTTGTAAACTTTATTTACTCTTTCAACAATTTCTTTTCCATCATTGATTAGACATTCTTCTCCTACACACTCTTTTTCTTCTGTTTCATTGACATCCAAAAAACTGTCTAGTTTTTTCTTAAGAACATCTTTTTCTTTTGTGTCGTCTATATTATCCATAATACTTCTTTAATTATAAATATAAAATTATTCAGAAAAATCACGTTTTATGTCCATTATTTTTAATTCCTTATGTTTAACAATAATTATTTTATTTTGATAGTTATCCCAATTAATTTTAAAATCTTTATAATTAATATTACCTGATTCATAATCACTAAGACTTTCAATTAATAAGTTTAGCGCGTTTATAGTATAAAAACACTCTCCTTTTTTATGTACGATTATTGTTGTTGGGAAAAATGAGTTAATATTAACCTTTTCTCCTTCTCTAACATAAATCCTATAAGTTAATATTTTTTTATTCTTTTCATCACAAATATACTGAAATATACTGTCTTCTCCTATACCAAACCTATTGAAAAGATATTTTTTAAAGCTATCGATTTTATCTAAATAAACAAAAGATGCTAGTGTTATACTCTTACCCGAATTCTCCATTTTTATAAATGTAAGGTATCAATTTGTTCTTATATTTTATTTTATATAACAAATCCTTACATTTATTAAATATCTCATCAGTTACCAAAACATTATTATTTAAATTTTTTATTCTGTTTAGTATTTTTTCTTTTTTTATGGAACTATATTCTATTATGTTTAAATCTATACCAAAAATAATGTTTTCACCATAGATATACACCATTTTTTTGTCACTAATATAAATAACTGGGTCACCCAGCGAAAGAATTTTTTTAATTATTTTTTTATTTATTTTACTTTTTCCATGTAAAATATCCAAATAAACATATGGAATATTATCCCCAAAAGTATTAAAACATACCTCTTTAAACTTCTCAAAGTCAACTTCGAAATCTACTTTTCTCTCCTTTTCATTAAATGTCCAATATAATTTTTGATTTATTTTTTTATGGAGTATAGAAATATTCTCACCAACAAACTCTTTTGCGTTATCCCAACCTATTATTAGTGTAGGTAAATCATTATCAATAGTGTCTAAATCACTACAAACATTAAAGTTTTCTTCTTGAATTTTTAAACTTGATACTATATTTCCAACATACATAATTACAAATATAGTGATTTTATTTTAAAAAGTTAATATTTTTTATGGATTATTATCATCTTTTAGATCAAAAGCTAATAAAACTGATTCAAATGTGTTATACGCCTCTTGTATTGTTACACCTTCACACGATATTGTATTAGTTAACGCAAAATCGGAAGAACTACCTAACCTTTTTTTATCAGTACCATCACCTCCAGCAACTTCATAAGAATTTTTATATTTTTTTAATACTTTTTGGTCTTTTGGTTTTTTAAATTTCCAATTATAAACTGCTACCTGAAAGGAATCAACAATATCTTTTTCTATAATATATGGTTGGTTAAGTGCTAAATTGAATCCATAGGAACCTTCCCAATTATTACTATATTCAAAATATTCTCTCCTTCCTGTTATATATAGATACCCCCTTTGTTTAAATCTCCAACCATCACCAGGATAAATATTATAATATGTTAAACCACTTATTTCTGATTCTGCCGATTTAATTATTTTATCCCTTTTTGTTGTATCTGTTTCATTTTCTAGCGCATCTTTTATTCTTTGTTTTTCATAATTATACTTGGTATCTTCTTCATATAATATAGGATCAACTGATTTATAAGCAACATTATTTTCTGTACCCGAAGAAAAGGTAGGTGTACTACCTAATATTGTAGTATCGGTTTGTCCTACCAATTCTCCATAAAACGGATTATCAACTGGTGGTGGATTATTTACTCCATAATATCTAGTCTTACCCGAATATATTGTACTATTATCAAATACTATCTGTTCTATACTATCACCTTCTTCACTCCAAGAAGTTTTATTAGTTAATAAATAAGTCGATTGTGACATCACATTTGCAACAAACATACACACTTGGGAATTAGTGATAATCCCCTCACTCTCCATTATTCCTCTAACAGTGTCTAATTTTGTTTGGATTTGACTTTCACTACTGTTTGATACCCCCGCAACATACTTAAAATCAACACCCATTTCTTTAAAATTATCTACAGTCCATTTATCAAAATTAAATGGTTCTTGTGGTTCTAATACACCTATCTTCCATAATGGATTTGTAGTTTTTAAATTTTTAAGGTCGAGTTGTGGTAATTCACTAGTTTCATTTAAATCTAAATTTAAATCTGCCAATATTTCTGTATTAGGTTTACTTATGTATTTAGATTGTCTTACCCCTTGAAAATTTGTGGTCATATGGTTAGGGCTTATGTTATGATTAACACTAGTTATTAAATACGCACCATTAAAAAATGGTACATTTTCTAAATTGAAGTACATTAATGGTTGTATGTTCATACACCCTAAAGCATCTACTTTACAAGTATATGACCTAGTTTTAAATAATCTAAGAAGATCTGTCCCTTGATATACTTTTTGTGTTCCTCCTCTTTTATCTACTAATTCAGATAATGCCCTAAAATATTCACCAGTTTCTTTGTGTTCTTGTTGACTTAGAGACACATTCTTAAATATTGTTTGGTTTTCTGCACCAAATCCCACCCTAAATGCGACTAATGAATTTCCTCCATCATTGACTATGTCCGATGTTGGATCATCTAAAGAGAATCCATCATTGGCAAATGCGTAGGTGTTTTCTTCACCAATATCCAAAGCTTGTGAAGCACCTCCCACATAAATACAACAATATATTGGACCCGAAGAAGTATCATTTTTAATTGTGGTAACAGGCTTAAACATTTTAGAAATTTCATTAGGGTCAGTATAGTTTATATATGTAGGGAGGATTTGAAATAAAAAGTTACTATCTCTTAAAAGTTTAGCCATAAAAAAATACACACTAGTTTGTAAATTACTACCTAATGTTAAGAAACTACTAAGATTTATAGTAGCCGCATCACCTATATCATTCCACCCTCTATCAACAAATTTGAAGTAATCGTATAAAGATAAATCTCCTCCACTACCACCACAAACATTAAAACTTTTCTTTGTATCTGAAACCCATTTATCATTTATATTTTTGAAATAGTTATAAATCTGTAATTTTATTTTATTTGTAGTTTTATTACTACTAACTTCCGAGTCGGAGCTGCTTTGGGATGTCTCCTCTATTTCATTTTCTAAATCTTTATATGTCATTAAAAAACTGTTAATATAATTTACAATATCTATTTGACTAACTTTAAGATTCTCTGGTATACCATTATTTTCAAAAATACCTGGAGCCAAAATTATCATATTAGTAGTTTTTG